CGTCCCTGGTTGCTGCTGAAGGCGCCGGGGACGTTCTCCCACACGAGCCAGCGAGCGCCGCAAAGAGTCCTTGCTGCATTGAAGATCCTCAGTTGTTCGTGAAAGAGCCCAGAGCGTGCGCCGGCCAAGCCAACGCGCTTGCCGGCCACGGACAGGTCTTGGCATGGGCTGCCGCCGATCACGACGTCAATGTGTCCGAGCGTCGCGATCTTCTCGGCGGTGATGTCGGTGACGCTGCCCAGGTTCGGGACATGCGGCAGCCGGTGCGCCAGCAGTGCGCAGGCCGCCGGTTCGATCTCGGCGACGGCGACGCACTCCCAGCCCAGCGGCGCCCAGGCCAGATGCGCAGCCTCCATACCGGAGAACAGGGACAGGTAGCGGATCGGCTCACGCATCGCTCGCCTCCTGCGGGCTGTCCGCCTGCTGCGCCCTTCCGAACACCGCATCGCAGGTGTAGCGCTGTGCCATTCGTTGTGCGCCATCCCGCGCGCAGGTGATCATGTCCATGCCATCTTTCGGCCGGAACAGGCTGACCACGGCCATTCCAGCGAAGAAGCAGAACAGCTTGAACCTAAGCATCCTTCACCCCCTGCGGGCGGGCGGCGAGCGCGTGTTCGATGAACGCGGCGGCTTCCTCCATGGTCTGCCCCTGGAGGCTGTTCCTGTTGTCGCCCTGCTTCGCGTAGCGCCTGAGCCGGCGCAACGTCCCATGGATGCCATCAGCACAGTGGTAGTGCGTTTCCGGCCCCTCCGGCGCGGCGCGCAGGGCGGCTTGCCACGCAGCCCAAGCTGCGCGGCCCTCACCGTCGTGGTAGTCGTATGGGGCAAGCCGGGTAAAGCAGTAGCCATAGGAAGTCGCCCACGCCTCGAACTGCTCGCGGGCCTGCTGCATCGGGTCAGCCATGGCGCACCGCCCACTTTCGGTTGTGCAGCTCTATGGCTCCCCTCTTGCGCAGTGATTGCAGCCGGCGGTCCACGATTCTGTAGCAGTCCGCTCGCTCATCGCCGAACGTGGCGACGCACGCCTCCTTAACCCGTCGATTCGGGAAGATCGCGCCAAACGTGTCGGCCCCATTTTCAATGCAGCTGACAATTGCTGCGTCGATGCTGCTGTAATCAATTGCCATTGGACACCCCCGCGCCGTGGCTGTTGGCCTTGGCCTTGCCAATAGCGGCCTGAACCTCGCGTTCCGCGCGCACCTGCGCAGCCTTGCGCCATGGGCGTGGGAGGCAGTCAACCGGCCCACGGCACTTCTTGCAGAAGCCATTTGCGTCAACACCGGCATGCCCACGGATTGCGCACAGGAACCGAATCACGGCTGCACCTCCGCATCGCCGGCCTGCACTCGCGGGATGTTTATTTCCACGATGCGCACACGGGGCTTGTACAGCTCCAACGCTTCCGTCCAGTCCGCATGGGTCAAGTACTTTTCTTCGTCGCCGTTGGTCCACTCGACTTCCAGCCCGAGCGCCTTGCACAGGATTTCGATCTCGCCCGCAACTGCGCTCTTGCCTGAACCGGTCAACCCGCTAACCGTGACCAGCACCTCGCCATTTTGGGGTGCCTCGCTGCCGCCCTTGGGGCTGTCCGCCTTCGCCTCACGCCGCATCGGCTCCAGCACGGCACGGTCAAACGCGCGGGCAATGCTGTCCTCGCCCTTGGGGCTGGCGTCGATCCGGGAAAGTACGTCGTCCAGTCGTTCAATGCTTGCCCGATTTGTCGTACTTGCGGAAAGGCGATAGCTCTTGATTGCTGCGACTAGCTCGCCAAGAAGATCGATCCCCGGCGCTGCGGGGGTGCTGGCGCGCGCCTCGTGGAACTTGGCCGTGGTCGCGCCTTCCCACTCGGCGTACCGTTTTGCCTCGGCGATACGCCAATCGGGCAGCGGTTCGTCCGCGCCCATGCCCAGCGCGAAGCGCAGCGGCTGGCCCACCGGCGAGCTGGCGCCCTGGTGGTGCCACAGCACCCATGCGATGGCGGCGCGTGCCGTGTTGGTGAACTCCGGCGACATTTCGGCCGGCGCTGCGGTGACGGGGGCGTACCAGTACGGGACTGCCTCAATCGGCTTGCTGCCGTTCACTTCTTCGCCATTGTTCTGCCGGATGCAGGTGCCCGTCCCGTACAGCGTCGGATAGCGATAGTGATAGCCATCCGGCTTGCGCACCGCCTCCTGCGCTGCGGCGGGCTGCTGCTCGTTGTGTGCGTTCATGCGTTGGCGTCCTTCTTGCCAGGGCGATGGGTGTACCGAGCGCGGCCCGGCAGATGGGGGATGAGGAGCTTCTGGGCGGTCGGCGCGCTGTAGCGCGCTACACGACAGGGCTTGCCGCGGCGGTTGCGCACGACAACTTCGGTGGAGTGGATGACGTACCCATCGCGGCGCAGGTCGTAGATGCGCGCGCTGGCGCGCTGGATGCCCAACTCGGCCAGGATTTCGAGGGCGGTCATGGGCCGGATGGAGATGGCCTCCAGCAGCAGCGCGCATTGGGCATCGTCGGACATAGCCACCTCAGATCGACAGCTGGAGTTGCGGCATGGCCGGGAAAACCCTGCGCGGCGTCCTGGGCGCGCGGCGCGCCGCTGGCTGCTGGTGCATCTGCTCCCATTCCGCCAGGGCGCGTTCGTACTCGGGGTGCCGCGCGGTGTGGCTGCAGGCGCACTCGATGCCATGTCCGCCGCCGGCGGAGGCGCGGCGGAGGTCATGGATGTGGCGGGCGGTGTGGCCCTTGCTGCAGGGTGTGATCGGTTCGGGGTGGCTGATCATGCGTTGCATGGGCTTCTCCTGGGCCGCGTCAGGGCGCGGCGCTGACGAACGCCAGGTCGTAGATGACGCAATGCACCCGGGCCGCCGACAGGGTTTCGGCGTTCACCACGGAGGACAGGGGGGCAACCGCAGTTGCCCGGGTGCATGCGTCGGGGGAAACGGAATAGGAGCCGCTGGTCACGGCGTCGACGGCATCGAGCGCGTCCTGCCAGCGGCGAGGGGAGAACTCCTGGGTGAGTGCCGCGCCGACGCCGGCGGCGCAGTTCGGCACGCGGTCGGCGGCGCGGAAGCCGTTCAACGCGGTGAGGGCGATGGCGGCGCGCAGGCCCCAGTCGTCGTGATCGGCCAGGTCGTAGACGGCGAGCGCGGCGCAGATCCGCGGGCTCGTCACGATCAGGTCTGCCGGGATGGCGACTTCGCCATCCACGGCGAGCACCGAGGACGAGACGGGCTCAGGGTGGACGGGAGCGGCGCAGCCGACCATGACGAGCATCAGGGAGGCGAGGAGAGCGCACCTCAGCGCTGCGATTGCATTGGATTGCCGCGCGCCCATGGTTCAGCGCTCCAAAGAGGCCGAGGACTGACGCGCGGGACCGCGCACGGCGCGCACGCGGTCGAGGTAGCCGCGGTTGAAGAAGTCGGAACCGCCAAGGCCGAAGCTGACGAACCAGGCGTAGTCCTTGTCGCCGGCGTAGACCGTGGAAGTCCAGAACCAGGTGTTCGGGGTGTTCGGGAACGCGTCGGTGTCGATGGCCGGCGAGTAGCGGGTGTCGTCCACCAGCGTCAGCAGCTCGGCGCGGGTCGGCAGGCGCCAGTCGTCGTGACCGCCCAGGCGCAGCTCTGCGCAGGCCTTGACGGCATCGGCGTGATTCATCGACTCGGCGAAGGGGCTGGCCTGCCACTCCAGCCCGGTGGAGGTGTCCAGGACGGTCTCGTGGACCGGCGGTGGGGTGGGGACGATCTTCTGGAAGCGGGGAAGCGCGGCGGTGCCGGACATTTGCGGTCTCCGTGCCCCGGCCCGGGATGGGCTGGTCTTGGGGCGACGGAGAAAGTAAAGCATAGCTTTATCTAAATAGTAAAGCAGTGCTTTCTTTAATTTATGAATCTATTCATCACAAGTTGGCGCCCAGCAAAAACCCCGCCGGAGCGGGGTCTTTGGTCAGGGCTGCTTGGCCGCTTGGGGTGGCGGCTGTGCAGGTGGTGGTGGCGATGGTACTTGGATCACGATTGGGGCCGGCGCGGTGGTCGCAGTAGATGCCTTCGGCACCGCATTGTTTAGCACGAACGTCATGATTGTGATGAACAGGGCAACACCAACGAACGTCGTACCAACGATCCACTTCACCATCTCATGAAAGCCCTTCTCCACATCAGCCTTCGTGGCTAAGGTGGAGATGATCGCTTCAAGTTTGGCAAGACGGACTTCCATGTCGTCATCATTGCCGCCGCCGCCTCCATGTTCAAGGGGGGACAAGGCGATGGTTTCGCGTTGAGCCACGGAGCGGGCTGGATCGAATGGGAGAACGTTGCTCATTCCTTTGACCCGATGAGATTTCCTATCTCGGCGTACTGCCTGTACTGGTAGAGCAGGTGCTTGATCTCATCGAAGTGCGGGTTCATCTTTGGGTCGTCAGGCTGTAGTCCAGCCATTAGCCTGTTGATGTCCGCGATGAGTGCATCTTTATGAGCTGCTGTTTTGCATAGAGCGAACACTGCCAGTTCAAGCGCTCCGACTCTCTGTGATAGTGCCTGGATAGGGTCCGTAGCCATCAGTCTGCCCACCCGCCAATCCAATGGACACGACCGATGACCGTGATCGGGTGCTTCTTCGAGTCCATGGCCTTCGGCTTCTTCCAGCTATGGTCGCCGCTTGGGTTGTCGCTGGCGAAGTAGATGCCTGCGTCCAGCACCATCGCGCGCTTCACGTAGTACTCGGGGTTGGCGGCGCCATCGACCTGGATCACGTACAGCACGCCATCCACCACACGGGTGTCACTGGTGTCGAAGAGGATGGCGTGACCATCCTTGATGGCAGGCTCCATGCTGTCGCCCTTGCCGTAGTAGACGGCGAGCGGGCGATTGAGGATGCCGCGGCGGCGCAGGCTGGTCTTCTTGAACTTGAGGCTATGCGTTTCGGCGTACTCCACCGCCTCCGCGCCGCCAGCTCCTAGCCCTACCGCCTGGGAGTAGCCCACCACGTCGGCATAGTCCTCGTTGGAAGTCTCGTTGATCGCCGCGGAGTTCCTGTCGGTGACAGTGGGGTCCAGGAAGTATTCCGGCCGTCTGCCGGTTCGCCTCGCAAGGATCGGGATGAACCTCTTGTCGATGGCGCCCTTGGTCTCCCAGCCGGTGATCGCCTGAGGGTTGATCTCGCACTCACGGGCCACCGCAGCCTTAGTTCCCCTGGGGGATTGGCTGAATGCGTAGGAGATGCGCCGCGCAAGCTCATGGTTATCAAGCATGGCTTGATGATCCCCGTACGCCGCCTGCCAGCCAATAAAGCGATGCTTTTCTTTTCATATAAAGCTGTGCTTTAATTTCGGCATGAGCGCAATCACAGCAGCGATAGACGCCCTCCAAGCCCGGCAGGCTGACCTTGCCCGGAAGCTGGGGGTTAGCCCGCAGGCGGTCAACCAGTGGGTGAAGGGTAGGCGCCCGGTGCCTGTCCGACTGGCCTTGGTGATCGAGCGGGAGACCGGTATCTCCAGGCATGCCCTCCGCCCCGACGTGTTCGGCGCTGCTCCTGGGAGTGAGCCTCCCGCACATGCCCAAGCCGCCGCGGCGCTGATCGACTCCCGTATGTCCAAGCGCGCGCTGCGCGCCCGGCTGGGCCTGTCCACAGACAAGCAACTGGCGAAGGTGCTGCAGCTGCCCGTCGAGCAGGTGGAAGGCTGGGAGGAGGAACGCGCGCTGCCGGCCGTGCCGGAGGTGCTGCGCATGCTCGGCGCCCAAGCTCCCGCCGCGAATGCGCCGCAAGAGCCTGAAGACCTCGATGCCTCGCGCATCGTCCCGGTGGAGACCGCCTGAGATGGACGTTCTCGCCGATAAGTTCCGTGTCCTGCCAGATGAAAGGCGGGACTTCCATGTCCTCGCCGACAGGTTCCGGGTTACGCCGCCAGCAGGTTTTTCAGTGCAGCGAGCGTCGCGTCCCGTGTTTCCTGATCCGACTTCTGAAGGCTCGGCATGAGAAGCGCCTCCACCTTTGCTGCGAACTGCGAGTCGCGCTCCATTGCGTCCTTTGCCAGCTGCGCGACGACTGCCTGCATTGCAAACGTCGTGACCAACAAGTGGTTTCTCAGCTCGGTCTCCATGTCGCCCTCCTTGCGGGCTGTTCGTGTGGAAACAGCAGCGTACCGCAAGGCGGGCGGCGCCTTCTTGGCCCGGGAGGGCACCTGAAATGTCCGTGATCTCTTCCATGGCCGGCAGTCTGCCGGGCGCGACCGCCGATGGCATGAAGCTGGGGAGGCAGTTTCTGCCTCCGCGGTCGCAGGTGATCTACGCCTACACGCACCGGCTGCTCAACGAGACGGCGACGAACGCCAACAGCTTCGCCATGCAGGTAGCGGAAAACTACTTCGCGCTGGTGGCGCCGCACATGCGGGACAAGAAGGCCGTGCCGTTCCGGCTGGGCGAGGGCGACGACCTGGCCGACGCGCTTAAGGCCAACGGCCAGGCACTGCGGCGCTACATGGATGGCACGGTGAAGACGCTGCCGGCCGACCTTGAGGACGCCTGGGTGCTGAGCCTGCCGGAGCCGTATCGCAGCGACTGCGAACGCGACCTGGCCGCGCGCCGGGACATGCTGCCAGTCCGGCTGGCGCACATCGCGCCCGATGCGGACACGGCCGGGATTGGCAGCCTGATGGCGGACTTCGGCCAGCTGGTGACGGCGCTGACTCCGGCCATATCGGATGGCGTGATCGATGAGCGGGACCGCCCGCACGCCCGGAAGATCGTGAACGCGTGCCAAGACGTGGTGATCGCCGCTGTGACGGTCGAGCGGCGGTTCGTGGCGCTGCTGGGGGACCAGCGATGAGCCAGGACGTGAGACCCAAGCAGCGTGTGGTCGGCCTTGCCCGCTACACGGATCAGCAACTGCGGACAGAACTTGATCGTCGGGCGCGCGCTGCAGGTAAGCCGGCGGCGCAGTGGGTCGGAAAGCGGTCGGAGTACCTGCGCAAGACGGCAGCCGAGTTACAGGCACAGCTTGACGAACTGCTGGAGGACCGTGTTCCGGCGGGGCCGATGCTGGCCGTGAAGCGCGCCCGTGTGCGTTCCCTGGAAGATCGGATCAACAAGAACCTGCGCTACGCAAAGCTGGCAGAGGCGGAGGGCAACTGACGTGAGCGCGCGAATGACAGGCATGGTCTTCGACCGCTACCACGCGGGCGGCGGCGAAATGCTCTTGGCGCTGGCCCTGGCTGACCACGCCCACGACGACGGCACCCACATCTTCCCCTCGGTGGCGCTGCTGGCAGCCAAGACGCGGCAGTCCGAGCGCACGGTCCAGTACCAGCTCCGCGCCATGCAGGCGGCCGGGTGGCTCGTTCTGGTGAATGCCGGGACGGGTGGTCGACTGGCTGGGCAGGGCTACGCCGGGCGCCCCCGCGAATACCGCATCAACCCCGAGTGGATTAAGGGTGCAGAAATTGCACCCTTAAAAAGCGGAGCCGAGAAAGAGGACCTGAATGCAGGGCATGCGAGCTGCGCCGAGCGTAAGGGTGCAGATTTTGCACCCTTAAACGATGGCGGTAAGGGTGCAAATTCGGGTGCTAAAGGGTGCAAAACGGCGTCGTTAAGGGTGCAAAACGGGGCACTTAAGGGTGCAACAGCTATTGCACCCGAACCAAAAGCAACCAAAAGCAACCAAGAGCAACCCACACCGCGAGCGTGTGTGTCGGGCCGGCTGGCCGAGTCGGACATCGACCGGGAGCTGGCGCCGCTGGGTCAGCTCCCCGCCGGGCTCGACCGCGAGGTCATGGCGCAGTTCGTCCGCCATCGCCGGGTCATCAACCGAACGCTGTCGGTGCAGGGCTGGATGCAGATCCTGCCCATGCTCCGGTCCATCGCCGACGCCGGCGGGGACATGAACCAATCGCTCCGCGACGCAATGGCCGCCGGCCTGTCGCTCCCCGTAATCCCGAAATCAGGAGGCCATGCCCATGGAACAGCTGCACAAGGTTCTGCAGCCGGAGTCTCCCAACTCCGCGCCGAGTACGAGCGCCGCCACGGCGGTAACCGCGCTGGCCGCGCAGGCCCAGGTGGACGAGCAGAGTCGGCCGGCAGCGTCATCGACGGAGAGTTCTCCGTCGTCGGCTGATGCGAGCCCGCGCGCCATCGAGGCGCTGTGGACCCTGTGGGAGCGCATGGATGCGATGTTCCCCGGGAAGTGGGGGCGGGACAACGGCAAGGCGCCGGCCCATCCGCACGGCCCTCTGACCATCGCCGGTGAGACGTGGCTGGTCGCGTTGAAGGGGCTGCTCCCGCGGCAGGTCGCCGACGGGATGGCGGCGTGCCTGAGGGCAGGGCTGGAGTGGCCGCCGAACCCGGCGAAGTTCCGCGCGCTGTGTCTGGGCCTCCCGTCCTTGGCCCAGGTGGAGCAGGAGATGCGGCCCGGCCAGGATCGCAGCCCGTTCTCGGTGCTGGTGCGTTCGATGATCGACCTGCACGCGTTCAACACCGCTGACGGCTACCAGCAGGCGCGCATGATCTCCGCGGCATACGACCAAGCCTTGCGCCACGTCTCGGCCGGCGGCGCGCTGCCGGCTGCTGTGCCGGCTCTCCCGCACGTGCCGCCCACGGCCCCGGTGGTGTCGAACCGCGAATCCGCGGCCGCGGCCATGGCGCGCGCTGCCCGGGAGCTTGGATTCGACGGTGAGGGCGGTACCTGATGGCAATGGCTCATTCGACCGGCGCGCCCACTGCGGCAGAGGCTGAGCGCATGGTGTCGGCGAAGGAGGGCCCCTGCATGGCGTGCTTGGCGCTAGTCACCGCCGACCTGCTGGCGGCGGAGCTGGTGGTGATCGGCTGCGACTACAACCACGCGAAAAGCGGCAACGTCCGCCGCGGGCACATGTTCGGGTATGCGCTGTGCGCCTGGCATCACCGACGCCACCCGCTGGAGGGGAACACCTTCGCGTGGATGCGGGCGATCTACGGCCCGAGCCTGCTTGATGGCTCGCGCATGTTCCACGAGACCTACGGCTCGGACGACGAGCTGATCGAGCAACAGACCTACGTGATCGAACAAAGGAGAGCGGCATGAACAACGTGCGCGAGTTGCTGGCGCGGCTGAACCCCACCGTTGCCAGGCTGGACGGCGCGGCCGGCGGTAGCGTGGTCGAACTGAGCAATATCGACATCGCCGGGGCGCTGGGCATGGTGCCGGCTGGCATTGGCCGAGACCTGCTGGAGCTGCTGCACGGTCCCGACCCGAGCCGCGGCGACATCCTGCGGGTGCTGGAGGGCATCACGCGCATGGCGCTGGAGGAGCGGAACCGGCGGTCGAAGGACTACGCGGATGCGCGCGCGACCTGGGGCATTGCCGAATGCATGGCTCGGTTCAACCGCGACCGGGAGGAGCGCACGGTGCGACACCTGGAGATCCTCAAGGCGCGGGTGGCCATTGCCCGCGACCGGCTGTGGCCCGAGCGCTTGGAAGAGCGGATGCCGGAGATCGCTACGGTCGCAATCGGCTACATGAAGGGCGAACGCTTGAGCAACCGCGAGCGCGCCACCGCCCTCGGCGTCGGCGATTCGACGTACCGGGAGGGATGGGCCGAAGTGGTGGATTGGCTGCTGACCCAGATGCTTGAGGCGGAGCAGTGCGCAGCGAACAGGTTCTGTCACGCGCTCCAGCAGTCGGCCGCGTAGTGCGCGGGTGACAGCCGCGCGATTTTGGCCCTACATTCCTACCATCACGCGACGAAAGCCCGGCACAAGCCGGGCTTCTTCTTTTCAACCCGATCACCACCGCGCCGAAAACCCCTCCGCTCGCCGTGAGGCGATTGGGGCTGGCGTCGTGCTGCTACCTAAGCGGCAGTGCACCGGCTACCGCCATGGCCGGAACCGCCTAGCCAGCGGTGGTGATCGGACCTTCTACGCCCGTCGACCCACACCGGACCCATTAGCAGAGCCTGCCGGCTGCGGTGCCGGGCACCTTTTAAACAAAAGTGTTTACATTTACACAAAAGTGTGTAAAATGGCCTCCATCGAAACAACAACGGAGGCGGATGAAAACAAGCGAGTTCAGGCGGTGGTTGCAGTCCCAAGGCGTGGTGATGAAGGAAGGAGCCAATCACACCAAGCTGTACTACCAAGGGAAGCAATCGACACTGCCCCGACACGCTGCGGAGATGAGGGAAGGCACACGGAAGGCCATCATCAAGCAGCTAGGATTGGAGGAACCGCCCCGGTAAGGGGCGGCGCCTTCGGCTCGCAAGTGACCATCTGATTACACATGCTGTATCCAGCAAAACTGGCGCCGGAGGACGGCGGTTACGTGGTGACGTTCCGGGACATCCCGGAGGCGATCACGCAGGGCGACACGAGGGAGGAAGCCATTGCGATGGCGGCCGATGCCCTCGCAACGGCAATGGAGTTCTACTTCGAGGACCGCCGGCAGGTTCCGCCGCCGTCGGAGCTTCGCCGGGGTGAGGTGGGTATCTCGCTGCCGGCTGGCTTCACCGCGAAGGCGTTGCTGCTCAACGAGATGCTGGCCCAAGGCGTGACGCCTTCGGAGCTGGCCCGCAGGATGGGCACATCGCCGCAGGTGGTGAACCGGATTGTGGATCTCGGGCATGCAACGAAGATCGACACCATCGCCGACGCGCTGCGCGCGCTGGGCGCCCGGCTGGACCTGACTGTTAGCCGCGCGGCATAGCAACGCCCAGGGGAAGCCCTGGTGAATCACAACAAGGCCCTGCCGGCGACGGTGGGGCCTTTTTCATTTCCGCCTGCTGCGCCGTACCGACCGGGCCTCTCCGTCCCGGTGGCGCCGCGGGCGTTTCATCCGTTGCCGGGAGACCGGAATGCACACGAGACCGCAAACCATGCGCGAGGAAATCATCGGAACCACCGGCAGCGCCGTACTCAAGACCGCGCCGATGGTGGCCGTAGCCGGCGCCAGCGTGGCCGGCTGGGGCGTCCAGGAGTGGATGTATGCCGGCACGCTGGGCTACATCGTGCTGCAGGGCATGTACCTGGTGTGGAAGTGGTACCGGGAGTGGAGGAAGGACCGCGATGGCCGGTGAGCCGAAAAGCCCGGTCCGCGTCGCCGTCGCCGGCCTGATGTTGAGCGCGGCCGGCTTCATGGGCTGGCAGGTGAAGGAGAACTTCGCCCCGCGGCCCCACATTCCGACCAAGGGCGACGTGCCGACCATCGGCTTCGGTTCGACTCGCTACGAGGACGGACGGCCGGTGAAGCTGACGGACCCGCCGATCACCCGCAGGCGCGCCGAGGAGCTGGCGTGGAACCTCCACAGTGAGGAGGCCGAGCGGTTCAGGGCTTCGCTGCCGGGCGTGCGGATGACGCAGGGCGAATTCGACCTGTACCTGGACTTCACCGGGCAGTACGGGATCGGCAACTGGAGCAATTCCGGTATGCGGCGGAACTTGCTCGCAACGGTCACCGCGCCGACAGCCGACGCCCAGCGCGCCCACTACCGGGCCGCCTGCGACGCGCTGCTGCGGTTCAAGTACGCCGCCGGCTACGACTGCTCGACGCTGGTGGACGGCAAGCCGAACAAACGGTGCTGGGGCTCGTGGGAGCGCCAGCTGGAGCGCCATGCCAAGTGCGTGGCCGAACAGTAGCCCTTGAGGGCATGGAGGTTTAGGTGAATCCCGAGGTTCGATCCGAGCGGAAGAACGTGACGGTCCACAAAGCGGTCTTTCATGAAAAAGACCTGCATGACCTGGTGGCCCGCACTGTTGGGTGCAGCGTTGGCGTTCCATGGGGCGCGCCGTGGGTTCATGTCCACATCTATTCCTCTACCCATCAGGAGGGGAGTCTGGGCACTTCCAAGCCCTGCGTGCATATCGAACTGACCGTCGATCACGACAAGATCGATCAGGCGGCGGATGAGGAAATCCGTGCGAACAACAAGGCCAGCCATGACATGCAACTCGATGGCGGAAGCGGCATCACTTCCTGCAGCCGCTGCGGTGAGTTGGCTCCCGGAACGAAGCGGTCCTGTGCAGAGCGTTCGGCCGCTCTCGCTCGGGCGAGGCGCTAACTATGGCTGGCACCAAGATCCTCGCAGCACTCGATCCACTGCGCCCCTACGCAGACTTGACGCGCTGGGCGGCCGGCTTGCTGCTGGCCCTGCTGGTGCTGGCGTTCGGCTACCGCTGGGGCGGTTCGCACTGGCGCGGTGAGTACCAGGCCGAGGTCCAGGCCCGCGCAACCGAGAACGCCAAGCACGCCGCGACGCTGCAGCAGCTGGCCGAAGCCACCGCCGCCGTGGCCGCCAAGGCGCGCGCTGCATCCGAGAAGCTGGCCCAGAGCCGGCACGAGAACGACACCCGCTACCAGAAGGCCATCAACGATGCGAACCGTGCCGAACGTGATCTTGCTGCTGCTCTGCGCCGCGGTTCTGTGCAGCTGCGGCCGGAGTGGGCCTGTGGTTCGCCCGGAGCCGGCGCCGGTGGAGCTGCGGGCATTGCCCGAGGACAAGATGCTGCCGCCGAACTTCGGTGGGCAGGCGCGACGCATCTTGTTGCAGGAGGCGACCGGGCAGACGCGTGGATCGGCTGGCTCCAACGGGAGCTGATCGACACCCGGCGCGCGGTCGTAGCCGCTGGCTGTGCCATCGAGGTTCCCGACCGGTGAAGCGCAAGGCCGGAGGTGGGCACCTCGCGCTCGGCCGGCTCAAGGTCGGGAAGATGAACCAGACCGAGGCGGCGTATGCGGAGCGGTTGCGCGCGCTACAGCACGCAGGGGAAATCCTGTGGCACCGGTTCGAGGGGATCAAGCTGCGGCTCGCCGACAACACGTTCTATACCCCGGACTTCGCAGTCCTGGCCGCGGACGGCGTGATGGAGCTGCACGAGGTGAAAGGGTTCTGGCAGGACGATGCCAGGGCGAAGATCAAGATCGCGGCCGATCAGTACCCGTTTCGGTTCATCGCGGTGCGCGTGCGCCCCAAGAAGGACGGCGGCGGCTGGGCGGTGGAGGAGTTCTGATGTCCAAGACGGTCACAGCATCCATCGGCTGGCGCTGGTGGGTGCGCTGGTACCTGCGCGCGCTGGTGTGGTTCGCCCGGGTGACGGGCATGGAGCCGGACTGGCAGCGGGTGGAGTGGTGGATACGGCGCGGCCTGGTCATGCGTGTGGAGCGCCAGAGACGCGGGAGTAGGTGATGGCCAGGCTCAAGACGCTGCCGCCACGGCTCAAGCCCGCCGGCAGTCGGTTAGCGCTGGCTCCCACGCCGAGCGAGCGGCGCATCACCGGCCGGCGCCTACAGGCACGCCGCATGCGCATCTGGTCGGCCGATCCGACGTGCCGGGACTGCAACGCGGTGACGCGCTATCCCGATGGGTTCGAGCTCGACCACGAGGTGGCGCTGACCAACGGCGGCGAGGACACGGACGAGAACTGCAGGGTGCGGTGCATCGAGTGCCACAAGGCCAAGACCCGAGCGGACCTCGCACGGGCAGGGCGGAGTGTTCCACGACGTTGACGTTCCACGATAGGGGGGGTGGGTCAAACCTGGGCGGAGTCGAGCCCCGGAAACCACCTGTCCTCTCACGCAGAGATTTTTTGGTGATTTCGGAGTAATCAGCAAATGGCTGGCAAGAAGGGACGTAGCGGAGGGCCGCGCGCGAACTCTGGCGGCGCCCGTCCCGGTGCGGGCCGGAAGCCGAAAGCGCCCGAACTGAACCTGTCCGAGCTGCTGTTGACCACTGATCCCCAGAAGTTCCTCCAAGGGGTGATGAACGACATGCAGACCGACATTAAGGTCCGGGTGGACGCCGCCAAGGCGTTGATGCCCTACGAGTACGCCAAGAAGGCGACCGGCAAGAAGGACCAGCAGAAGAGTGCGGCCGAGCAGGCGGCGGGCGGCGGCCGGTTCGGCCCGGCCAAGGCGCCGCTGCGGGTGGTAGGAGGTAAGGGGTGACGCCGGTCTGGACGACGGCGTGCCCGGGCTGGGAGCAACGCCTGATCGCGCGGCAGGGGATCATCCCGCCGCCGATCTTCGCCGACGAGGCGGAGCACGCGCTGGCGATCTTCAAGCAACTGCGCATCGCCGACCTCCCAGGCAAGCCAACTTTCGGGGAGGCGTCGGAGGAGTGGGTATTCGACTTCGTACGCGCCATCTTCGGAGGCTACGACTCGGAGACCGGGAAGCAGCTGATCCGCGAATACGGCCTGCTGATCAGCAAGAAGAACACAAAGTCAACGATTGCGGCCGGCATCATGCTGACCGCGACGATTCTGTGCTGGCGCGAGGACGAGGAGCATCTGATCCTGGCCCCGACCAAGGAGGTCGCGGACAACAGCTTCAACCCGGCCGCGGGCATGATCCGGGCCGACGAGGAGCTGCAGGCCATGTTCCACGTCCAAGAGCACCTGCGCACGATCACCCACAGGGTGAGCCGCAACACGCTCAAGGTGGTGGCGGCGGATACCGACACGGTGTCGGGCAAGAAGGCCGGCCGCGTCCTCGTGGACGAGTTGTGGTTGTTCGGCAAGAAGGCCAAGGCGCAGTCGATGTTCCTGGAGGCGTTGGGCGGCCAGGTGTCGCGCGACGAGGGCTGGGTGATCTTCCTGACAACCCAATCGGATGAGCCGCCGGCCGGCGTGTTCAAGGAGAAGTTGCAGTACTGGCGCGACGTGCGCGACGGCGTGGTGGTGGACCCGGCGACGCTGGGAATCCTCTACGAATTCCCGGCGGCCATGGTCGAGTCGAAGGCGTACCTGCTGCCGGAGAACTACTACATCACCAACCCGAACATCGGGTTCTCAGTCAACGCCGGCTGGATCGAGGCGCAGCTGCGCAGGCTCACCAACTCCCGCGACGGCAAGCTGCAGGAGTTCCTTGCCAAGCACCTGAACGTCGAGATCGGCATGTCCCTGCGGTCGGACCGCTGGGCCGGCGCCGACTACTGGCAGGTGCAGGCCCGCCAAGGGCTGTCCCTGTTGGAGCTGATCGAACGCTGCGAAGTGGTCACGGTCGGCATCGACGGCGGCGGGCTGGACGACCTGCTCGGCCTTGCCGTGGTTGGCCGAGACGCGGGTACGCGGGAATGGCTGGCCTGGACCCGAGCATGGGCGCACCCGTCTGTGCTGGAGCGGCGGCAGGAGATCGCGCCGCGGCTGCGCGACTTCGCTGCTGATGGCGACCTCGTGCTGGTCGAGAGGATCGGCGATGACGTTGCCGAACTGGCAGGCATCGTAGCGGACCTCGAAGAAGCTGGGGTGCTCTCCAAGGTAGGCGCTGACCCTGCCGGACTCGGCGCGATCCTCGACGCTTTGGAAGAAGCCGGTGTACCGGCGGACAAGATCGTTGCGGTTTCGCAGGGCTGGAGGCTTGGCGGAGCGATCAAGACGACGGAGCGAAAGCTGGCAGAAGGCGTCCTCGTCCACGGCGGCCAGGCGCTGATGACGTGGTGCGTGAGCAACGCGAAGGTGGAGCAGCGGAGCAATTCAATCCTCATCACAAAACAGGCCAGCGGGACGGCAAAGATCGACCCGCTCATGGCGCTGTTCGATGCCGTGTCGTTGATGGAGTTGAACCCCGAGGGCATGAAATCTATGGACGACTGGCTGAGTAACCCGGCGCGAAAGGCATGAGCATGAAGAACGAATCGATACGCCGCCCTGGCCGAGTCGCCTCCGCGGTGCGGGAATGGCTCGGCATTCCCATGACGCTGACCGATGAGGACGCCTGGTCGGCTATCGCGGGCAGTTCCAGCGTGGCCGGGGTGAACGTCACCGCTTCTACGGCGATGCAGGTCTCCGCGGTCTGGGCGTGCGTGCGCCTGATCTCGGAGACCATCGCCACGCTGCCTTTTGGCATCTTCGAGCGCGCGCCAACGGGCAAGCGTCCCGCTCCGCACCATCCGCTGCACTTCATGATCCATGACCAGCCGAACACCGATTCCTCGGCGTCTGTGTTCTGGGAGGCAATGGTGGCGTCGATGCTCCTGCGCGGTGCCGGCCGCGCCGAGAAGCTGCAGATCGGCGGCCGTCTCGTCGGCTTGATGTTCCTCAATCCCGACCGCCTGACTTCTTCGCGTGACTCCAACGGCAAGAAGGAATGGCGCTACACGGGGGAGGACGGGCGGCAACGGGTGATCCCTCGCGACCGCATCTGGGAAGTCCCCGGTTTCACGCTGGACGGCAAGAACGGGGTGTCGGTGATTGCCTACGGTGCACAGGTATTTGGCGCCGCCATTGCGGCCGAGCGCGCCGCGTCGCGGACTTTCGTCAACGGCATGCTCCAGACGGTTTACTACAAGGTGGCCGCCTTCCTGAAGAAGGAGCAGCGCGCTGAGTTCAAGAAGAACGTCCTGGGCGCCGTTGAACGAGGTGAAACGCCGCTGCTGGAGGGTGGAACCGATGTCGGCACCATCGGCATCAAACCGTCCGACTCCCAACTTTTGGAATCGCGGGCGTTCAGTGTTGAGGAAGTTTGCCGGTGGTTCCGCACTGATCCGTCGCTGGTCGGCCACGGTCAGAAGGACAGCAATTGGGGCACCGGGCTCGAGCAGAAGATGATCTGGTTCCTGACCTTCACACTCGCCCCCTGGCTCAAGCGCATCGAGCAGGCGGTGAACAAGGATCTTCTCGCCCCCGGCGAGCGGTCGCGCTTCTATTCGAAGTACTCGGTCGAAGGCCTCCTCCGGGCCGACAGCGCGGCACGCGCGGCGTTCTATGCCGTGATGGTGAACAACGGGATCATGACCCGCGACGAAGTGCGGGAGCTGGAGGACAAAGAGCCGCTGGGCGGGAACGCCGCCGTCCTTACCGTCCAGAGCGCCATGACGACGCTCGACAGCTTGGGCAGCACCAGCGAGGCGCAGGCCGTGCGCAACTCCCTATTGGCCCTGCTGGGCCTAAACGAATCCCCCGCTGCGCGGGAATAAGGAAACAGCATGACCATTCGAGCATTGCCGGGCGTCCCGATGGGGCGGCCGCAGATCGATGTGCGCAGCTATGTCTCGCCGATGGCCCTCAATCGGTGGAACCCGAGCATCCGTGCATCCGAAGAGAAGGATTCCGACGAGCGCACCATCGGAATCTACGACGTAATCGGCGAGGACTGGTGGACTGGCGGCGGCTTCACCGCCAAGCGCATGGCGGCCGCGCTTCGCTCTCTGGGCAAGGGGCCGGTGACGGTCTCGATCAACTCGCCCGGCGGCGACATGTTCGAGGGCATCGCCATGTACAGCATGCTGCGGGAGCATCCGGGCGAGGTGACCGTCAAGGTGATGGGGCTGGCTGCGTCCGCAGCCTCGATCATCGCGATGGGCGGTGACCAGGTGCAGATCGCACGTCCGGCATTCCTGATGATCCACAACTGCTGGCTCGGCGTCGCAGGGAATCGGCACGAGCTGCGTGAGGTCGCTGATCAGATCGAGCCGTTCGATGCTGCGATGGCTGATGTCTACGCGGCGCGCACCGGTGAGCCCATCGAGGCGATGGCGAAGCTCATGGATCGTGAGTCCTGGATCGGCGGCAGCGCCGCCGTGGATCAAGGCTTCGCCGATGCCCTCCTCGACTCGGAAGAGGTCAAGAAGGGCGAAGGCAAGACGCAGGCGGCAGCGGTTCGCCGGCTGGAGAGCGCCTTGCGTGCGTCGGGCATGTCGAAGTCCGACGCCATGACGCTCATCAGCGAGTTCAAGTCCAGCGCGGGCGATCCCGCTGGCAACGGTGAGGGCGATCCCACCGGCAACACCGAGGCGGCGATTGTCGCTGGCCTCCGCGCTTTCAAACTCACCTACTGAGGTTTATTCAATGCACAAGACCATTCTCTGGGCGATCACTGTCGCCATCGCTACCCTGTTCGCGTTCGATGCCTTCGCCGGCACCCACTTCATGGCTCTGGGCCCCGATGGCATGGTGATGGCGACGGTTGCCGCCGCCCTGCCGGAGGCGATCAGCGCCGAACTCAAGAAGATTTCCGACCAGGTGAAGGCTTCGGCCGAACTCGCCGAGAAGGAGATCAAGGCGCACTCCAAGCTGTCCGAGGAGACGCGCGCCAACGTGGACAAGCTGCTGACGCAGCAGGGCGAGCTCCAGGCCCGCCTCCAGTCCGCCGAGCAGCTGGTCGCACGCCTGGAGCAGGGCGGCGGCGAGGCGGCCCGTCCGAAGTCGATGGGCGACCAGATCACCGACAACGAGGAGTACCAGGCATGGGCAGCTCGCGCGGCCGCCGGCGGTGGTAGCAAGTTCCACATGGACGTGAAGGCCGTACTGACGAGCGACGGGGCATCGGCCGGTGACCTGATCGTTCCGGACCGCGTGGCAGGCATCAAGGCACCGGGCCTGCGCCGGCTGACCATCCGCGACCTGCTCAATGTCGTGCCGACCGGCTCCAATGCGGTCGAGTACGTGCGCGAGACCGGCTTCGTCAACAACGCCGGCCCGGTGGCGGAGAATCCGACCGGTCTCAAACCCGAGTCCAACATCACCTTCGAGGCCAACTCGGCGCCGGTCATCACCATCGCCCACTGGATTCATGCGTCGCGCCAGGTGCTGTCGGATGCTCCGATGCTCCGCGGCTACGTTGACGGCCGCCTGCGCTATGGCCTCAAGCTGAAGGAGGAGGGTCAGATCCTGAAGGGCTCCGGCGTTGGCCTGAACATCAATGGCCTCGTCACCCAGGCGACGACCTACGCCAACCCGGGCGTGGTCGTGAAGGCGGAAACCCGCATCGACCGGCTGCGCCTGGCTCTGCTGCAGGTCGAGTTGGCCGAGGCGTGGGCGGACGGCATCGTGCTGAGCCCCATCGATTGGGCGGCTATTGAGCTGACCAAGACCGACGACAACGCCTATCTGTTCGCAAACCCGCGCGGTATCGCCACCCCGGCGCTGTGGGGCCGCAATGTCGTGCCGACCCAGGCGATGGACGCGGGCGAGTTCCTGACTGGTGCCTTCGGCGGCGGCATCGCGGCCGAGTTGCACGACCGCGAGGACGTGAACGTCATGGTGGCTACCCAGGACGACCGCGACTTCGTGAAGAACATGGTCAAGATCCTCATGGAAGAGCGCCTGACCCTGACCGTGTATCGCCCGGAAGCCTTCGTGAGCGGTGACTTCACCGGCATCGACCCGACTGGACCGTAACGGCGCGGCACCAAGAGGGGCGGCGCTCTGCCGCCCCTCCTCAACGGAGGAACGAACATGTACGAAGTCAAGGCACTGCGTAGTTTCGAGCACGGCACCTCGCGCAAGCGCGGCGAGCGCTTCCCTGTGGCAACCAAGCTCCACGCCGAGATGCTGGAGGGGAAGCAGCTGGTCGAGATCGTTGGCAAGGCCGGTGAAGAGGGGGCGGCGGGCCTGTCCGAGCCCTTCACTGTCCAGTTCCTGGAGCGGAACGCCGCCGAGATCGTCGCGTGGGCCGGCGCTGTCGGTGACCCCGCCCAGCTGGCGGAGGCGCTGAGCGCCGAGCAGGCCGGCAAGGCACGCAAGAGCGTGTTGGCGGCCATCGAGTCGGCATTGCAGCCGGAGTAAGCCATGCAGCTCCTGACGATTGAACAACTGCGCTCGCACTGCCGTGCCGATCCCAGCGACGACGACCTTCTGACGGTGTACGCCGAGGCGGCTGAGCAGGCCGCGCAGGACTTCCTCAATCGGAAGGTCTACCCGGACGTGGAAGCGATGGCCGAGGCCGTCGAGGATGGCACGGCAGGGGATGACCCTGCCGTGCTCAACCCAGCTATCCGCGCCGCCATTCTGCTGAGCGCCGCCCACCTTTACCGCAACCGTGAGGGTGTCGGCTCCGAGCAGCTGCGGGAGCTTCCCATGGGCGTGCGCCAACTGCTGTGGCCGCATCGTGTCGGCTTGGGAATCTGACCATGGCGATCAATGCAGGCGACCTCAACCGCCGCATCACTATCGAGCAGCGCGGTGCCGGCAAGGATGAGTGGGGCCAGCCGACGGAGACATGGGTATCTGTAGGCAAGGTGTGGGCCGGCATCGCGGGCGAAACCGGGCTTGGCGCCATCCGCTCCAACCTGCAGGCCGGCGCACCTGCATCCATCGCCCGCCACAGCTTCCTGGTGCGCTTCGAAGTTGTCGGCCGGCTGGGCATCAACCCCAGCATGCGGATCGTCTACGACGGGCTTGTGTTCGACATCAAGGGCGTCACCCGCGACCTCAAGGACCGCACGGCGGCGTGGATCATTACCGAGCAAGGCGGGAACAGCGGATGACCATCAAGGCGAACGTCGATTTCAGCGATGCCTTGCAGGGCTTGGACCTGCTCACCGATGTCCGCCACCAGCTGGCGCGCTCCATGGCCGTGGCCGGCGGCAAGGTGCTGCGCGACGAGGCCAAGGCGCGTGCGCCAGTGGGCGAGGGGAGCAAGCGGCCCGGCCAGCTGCGCGACGCGATCTATCTGGCGTACCGGGACAAGGCGTCGACCGACAAGGCCGAGGTCTACGCGGTGAGCTGGAACGCCAAGGCGGCGCCGCATGGGCACCTGGTCGAGTTCGGGCACTGGCAGACCCACGCCAGGTACAAGGGAAAGGACGGCGAGTGGTACACCGGCGCGCCGCTGGCGACGCCCAAGTGGGTGCCGGCCGATCCTTTCCTGCGGCCGGCTCTGGATGCAGCCAGGGAGCGGGCGAAGGTAGCGATGGTCGAGCGCGGCCGGGCGCGGTTGCCGGAGCTGCTGGCCGGCAAGGGAGGCGACGATGAGCTATGAGCCGCAGTTGACCGCTCTGCTGGCGCCACTCCTGGACGACAGGTTCTACCCGGACGTGCCACCGGACAACCCGCAATACCCGTGCGCGGTCTACCAGCAGGTGGGCGGCCGCTCGCTGTGGTTCGGCGAGGGCGCCATGCCCGACCACAAGCACGCCCGGGTGCAGATCACCCTATGGGCCGACACGCGCGCGCAGGCGAACACGCTGATGCGGCGGATCGAGGACAGCATCTGCACCGGCATGCCGAAGTCTGAGCCCCTTGGCGCCGCGGTGTCCGGATACGCCGACGCCATCAAGAAGTACACGGCCCGGCAGGACTTCGGGCTCTGGTATCCCGATCCCTGACCGATCCACCCAGCACTAACCCCAACCACCCGGCCTCGCGCCGGGTTTTTCATTTACCCAAGCGAGGTAACAACGAATGGCACTCAAGTTCCCCAAGGGCACCCAGTTCGGGTTTGCCAATGTCCTTCCCGCCATCATCGCCGCCACGGCCATCTCCAAGGCCGATCCCGCGGTGGCAACTGTCACCACCGGCGCCGTCGTTGAGGATGACGTCCTGCTGATCGAAGTGCCGGGCTGGCCGATCATCAACAATCGCGTCGCGCAGGCTGGCACTGTCAACGCGGGCGCCAGCGATTCGGTGATCCTGCTGGGTATCGATACCAGCTCGACCGCGCTTTTCCCCGGCGCAAGCGGTGCCGCCAAGCTCTACAAGGCTGACGACTTTGTGGACTTCACGCAGCAGGGCGAGCCGTCCATGTCCGGTGGCGAGCAGCAGTTCTGGTCCGGTCAGTTTCTGGAAGATCCGACTGGCCAGCAGATCAACGTGCCGACCTACAAGAACGCCCGCGTGCTGACCATTCCCCTGTACTACGATCCGAAGCTGCCCTGGTACAAGGCTGCCAAGGAAGTGGACGCCATCGGCAAGCCGGTCATCCTGCGCGCCAAGCTGCCGGGCGGTGACGTGCAGTACCGCTATGGCTACCTGTCCTTCAACGGCGATCCGTCGATCGCGAACAACGCCCCGAACTCCAATACGGCCACGTTCACGCAGCTGGCCGAATCCACGCTGGTGGAGGCCGCCTGATGTTCAAGGTCAAAGCACCGGAGACGTTCGGCACCACCCTGACCATCGTGGGCCAGGGCCGCGAGCAGAAGCTGAAACTGACCTACCGCCACCTGCTCAAGGACGCCTACAAGGCGCTGATGGACAAGCTGGCGGCCGGCGAGATCACCCCGGCGCAGGCGGTCTTGGAGCTGGTGGCCGAGTGGGACGCTGATGTGGACCTGGACACCGACGGCGTGGAAACGGCCCTGCAGCATCAGATCGGCCTCGACACGGCGATCATCCACGGCTACGCCCAGGCGATCCAGGTGGCCCGCAAGGGAAACTGACAGAGGCGGTGGGGGCGTTGTACTGGCGCGCCCCCACCGAGGCCGAGCTTGCCGGCACCGGCCTCAAGGCCAAGCACTTCACCGCGCCCGAGGTTGAGCTGTGGCCGGAGTGCGCCTTGCCGATCACGATCTATTCGCGGGTCTCCACCCAGTGGCGCAGCAGCGCCGGGGGCCTGATAGGGCTGGACTACCAAGAGGTGCACCGGGAGCTGGACCGCGAGGGGCTGGAGGGAGACCGCCGAGAGGAAGTGATGGCGGGAATCCGGGTCATCGAAGCGGCAGCCCTGGCGCACTTCGCGGAGGCCAGCAGGTAGCGATCCTGCTACGATCCGCCCGTCAACAGAAGGGGCGGGGAACCATGGCGCTGATCAATTGCACGGAATGCGGCCGCGAGTTGAGCGACAAGGCCGCCGCGTGTCCAGGGTGCGGGGCCCCTATTCCTCAGCCGTCTCTCGTCCCACAGAAACCGGGAAGCAGCATTGGCGCATCATGGCTTACCGTCATCGCATTGGCGAGCGCTGGTGTTGTGCTCGCCGTGTGGTGTATTCGGTTCTGGCTCGATGCCCGAGCGGGCACGTAGCCCCTCTTCAATTCAGTGACGCCCATAGACCCGCCTTCTGGCGGGTTTTTTGTTGCCCGAGGAAAAACAATGACAGACGCCGCCATCGGTACTGCGCGCATCGATGTAACCGTCGACACGTCGCAGTTCGACTCCGCAGTTTCCGCCGCAAAGCGTGCTGTCTCGGACATGTCCACGTCCGCCCAGCAGCAGTATCAGCAACTCGCGGGCGCCGAGAAGCGCCGTGTCGACGCGCTCGTGCGGCAGGCCGATACCCTCGGCATGACCAAGGCACAGCAGCTGGCCTACAACGCCTCGCTGCGCACCAGCGGCCCGATCTTGGACGAGATCGTGAAGAAGCTGGCGTCCGGCGAGGCCGCGGCAAAGAAGGCCAGCGCCGAACTGAACAAGTACGGCGTCAGCGCCGCCCAGCAGGCCGCCGCGCTCCGCGGCACGCCGGCTCAGATCACCGACATCTTCGTCTCCCTGCAGGGCGGCCAGCGTCCGATGACGGTCCTCCTGCAGCAGGGTGGCCAGCTCAAGGACATGTTCGGCGGCCTCGTGCCGGCAGCCCAGGCGCTCGGGGGCCAGCTCGCCGCCATGATCAACCCGGCAACCATCGCGGCGGGTGCCCTCGGGGCACTGGCCTACGCCGGATACACCGTAGCCGAACAGCAGGCCGAGTTCGACCGCATTCTCATCCGAACTGGCGCGAGCACCGCCGCGCTGACCGGCGATTTCCAAGAGCTGATCGCAAACCTGGATGCGCTTGAGGGGGTTTCTCGCGGAGGCGCCGCGGACGCCATCATGGCGGTCGCCAATTCGGGCCGGTTCGCTGGTGAGCAGTTCGACATCGTCACGCGCGCATCCGCTCGTATGCAGTCATCCATGGGCGACGGGGTGGACAAAACCGTCGCCAAGTTCGAGGAGATCGCAAAATCTCCGGTCGCCGCCCTGCTCAAGCTGAACGAGACGGAGCACTTCCTGACCGACACCCAGCTCCGGCGCGTGGCAGCTCTGGAAGATGAGGGGCGGGCGCAAGATGCTGCGGCCGAGGGTGTGCGCATCTACGGCGAGCACTTGGATGACGTTGCCACCAAGGCCGACGCCACTCTTTCCTCTCTGTCTCGCTGGTGGCGTGACGTAAAGGACGACACAACGCATGCCTGGGGCGAACTTGGCGTTTACATGCAGCTGCTGGATCAGTTGATCGAGAAGCAGAGGGCGTCGGAGTCTCTTTTGTCTGGCGGGAAGGGCGGCGCTACAGGCGGCCTCCGTCAACTTGGGATCGCACAGGGGCAGCTTGCATACCTCATCCCGGACAACTGGGCGTCGAGCGGTGCCACGTTGCTGAATGCACTTGGGAAGCAGTGGTTGCGTGGGAAAGTGAGCGCGGGCGGCCCTCCATCCTTTGGTGTGACATCGACGTGGGACAACGTGGTCGACTCCAAGGCAGAGGCGAAGGCCCGAGAGGAACGCAAGAAGGCCCAGGAGGAGTGGGATCGGTGGGTTGGCCAGAACCTCAGCAAGCGCGAGAAGCAGCAGGCCGAGGAGAAGCGAATCCAGGAGGCCGGCAAGAAGCTGGGGCTGGATCAGGCGAAAATTGACGAGCAGATCGCGGCCTCCCGCAAGAGGTTCGCTGAGGCTGAGTCCAAGGGGCGCAAGTCGACCGACCCGACCGTGGCACTGGCGCAGCGGATCAAGCAGCAGATCGCCCTGAACACCGAGCAGTTGCAGGCGGAGGCGAAGCTGACGACGAGCCAGCGCCTGCGCATCCAGGTGGAACAGGAACTGCTCGACCTTGGCGCAAAAGCCGCGCCGGAGCGCCGCGCCGAGATCAACCAGCTGCTCAAGCAACTGGACGCGACCGGCGAGCTGGTGGACGCCAAGGAGAAGGAGGCGCGCGCCACGGAGCAGCTCCAGCGGCTACAGGCGCAGATTCGGGTCTCCGAGGAGAACCGGCTTCGTGCCAATACCATCGACCTGCTGTCGTACGGGCGGGGTGGTGATGCCGTCGAAATTCTGCGCCGGCAACTGGACATCCAGCGCGAGTACGAGGAGGGCTTGAAGCAGATCCGCGACCGGGGCGTGGCTGCCGATTCGGAAGAGTGGCGGCGGCAGGAGCAGGCGCTACGGGAGAGCCGGGAACGGATGCTGGACGCCGAGAGAGAGTTCCAGCAGCGGCGACTGGCGCTGATGGGCGACTGGCGCGTGGGTGCCAACGCCGCGCTCGAGGACTATCTGGCCGCAGCGGCGGACGTTGCAGGCCAGTCCCGCGACCTGTTCGCCAACGCCTTTCAGGGAGCGGAGGATGCCATCGTGCGCTTCGTCAAGACCGGGAAGCTGTCGTTCTCGGAGTTGGCGGATTCGATCATCGCGGACCTGGCGCGCATCGCTGCACGGCAGATGATCACCGGCGTACTCGGCAATGCCCTGG